AGACTACGAAGTAGCAAACCAAAGAAGAGTCCTAGTGGCTTCACAAAGATTAGGCTTTACTGATCTTATCGATGGTGCAACTTCTAAGTGGGGTTGGATGTATAAAGCTAGCTAATAGCTTACAGACCTGGAGGGGCTTAGTCCCCTCCAACTTTTAGAGGAATTATGGCAAATTTAGTAACATTAAGAGAATACAAAGACTTCGCAGGACTTACTGGTGTAAGTGAAGATGCTAAGTTAAATGTTATTATACCCTCTATAAGCCAAGCAGTAAAAACCTACTGCGGTACTAGTATTGTAGATTACTATTCTAGTGACAAGGTTGAATACTTTGATATAACTGACGACATGACTTATCAGATAATGGTCGACGAAAGTCCGCTTGTAAGTGTATCAGAAGTACAGGAAAGAGATTCTCAATCTGGAACATACACTACTTTAATTAGTGAAAATTCAGATAGTAGTGGAAAATACGAATATGTAGTAGATACTGAAAGAGATTTAATTATTAGAACTACTGCTACTGGAGATAAAATGTTTCCAAAAGGAAGAAAAGCAGTAAAAGTTACTTACAGAGCTGGATATGCGTCAACACCTGCAGATTTAAAACTTGCATGTTTTGATTTAGTGAAATATTATTTAAAAGACGAAAGAAAACAAGCTATGACAATTCAAGGTGCTCAGGTACAGAATCCTGTTTCTACTTCTTTAAGAGATAACATAGATTTTCCTGATCACATTAAGAGAATACTAGATTTCTACAAGGTCTATAAATAATGGCGGTAAAAAAGTTAAAAAGTGAATTTAATGACTTTTTAACTAAGGAAATTAAGAAATTAAAAGGCGGATTTTTTATTGGCCCAAATGATATACTCTATGCCACTGCAGGAGGAAAAGACTTTGTAGAAGCATTAAAGTTAGGGGCTACAGCTATTTGTAAAGCGCATGATAAAAATTTGCTGCAATATAATACAGATGCACGTTGGAATACAGCTATAAGACAGGTTTCTAAGGAACTAAAAGCAGCAAACGAAATAAAAGTTAGCGATGGTAGTACTTATGTTTTTCAAACAGGTGACAAATTTAAAACAAGATCAAATAATACAGTAGAATTAAACGGCGGAGTATACGTAGAAAACTTAACAAATACAAAAATGGAATTTGCAGTAGTTACTTCTACAGAAGATGCAAGTAGTGACTTTATAAAAGTTGAAAAATTATTTGACGCACTAAAAGATGCTGTATGGGATAAGTGGGTAGAAAGATTATTTAAAGAATTAGGAAACCAAAACGTAGGTGTAGATAGATCCGATGTACTAACAGCAGGGGGTAGATATAGCGCAAGTAATAAGAGAATAGAAGGCGCTGGAGGCAGAAGAAAAAGATTTGGAAATTTGTTAAGCGCAAACGTAAAAAGAGCTCATACAGGAGAAACAACAACAACTGTAATGGCCTTAGAAAAACTTGAACGATCTACTGTAGCAATATCAGGTATGGGCGTAAATATTAGTGCCGCTGATTTAACTAATGAAATTGCCACAGGTTTAAAAATTGACTTTGCTAGAGAAAGAAGAAAAAAGAAAGGAGTTACTAATAGTCAAATAAATTTTATAGAAGTAAGACTAGCTCGTAACCAAGCTGAAAAAAGAGGCAGTAAAGGAAGAGATAAAAGAGCAATATTAGATGCGGCTCAAAAACATATTAAAACTAGAATTGAGAATGCGATTGCCGAAGGAGTACTGCCTATAGGATTCGATACAGAAGCAAGTAAGCCTTTTAAAGATGCTGTAATTGATGACGCAATAAACGTAGTAGTAGAGGGTTTATTAAAAAATGGTAACAGAAAAAGACTTAAAAAATTAAATTTAGATACTACTAAAAGTCCTGAAATAAAAGAACAAGGTATTAATTTATATAAAGGAAAAAGACTAAATAGTCGCCCAGACAAGAGAAAGAACTTAAGTCTAGCAGGAAAGATAGCAACTTCAGCAGGCAGTTTTTCTGGAAGAAAAAGAACTCAGTCAGGTAAATTAAGAGGAACTAGATTTACTCCAGCAAGACTAAAAAGCATAATAAATAGAAGTTTACCTGCAGAAGTTAGAAGAAATATGGGAAGACCTGCACTTATAAATCAAACTAGTAGGTTTTCAAATAGTGTTGTGCTAAATAGTTTAAGAGACGGAAAAAATAGTTTAATTGGTGAATATTCTTATCAATTAAATCCGTATCAAACATTTGAAAATACAGGAGAAAAACAATGGCCACGAGGATATAACCCAAAACCATTGATAGCAAAAAGTATAAGAAATATAGCAGCACGACATGTAGAAAATAAATTTACACTTAGGAGAACATAATGGCAAGTACATATAGAACAAGTAGAAAAAAGATTGCCGAAGCTCTCGCAGGAAAAATAAAAGAAATTGATGGTAGCCACCCTTATAAGATAAACGTATTTGATAATGTAGCTACTAAAATGGTCTTTTTAGATGAAATAGAACAATATCCAAAAGTCTGCGTTGTACCAGGAGACGAAGAAAGAGAGTATCAACCTGGAGGATTTAAATGGAGATTTTTAACAGTTACAATAAGAGCATACGTGGATAACGCAGAAGATGCTCAAGAAGAATTAGCATTATTGCTCGAAGATATTGAAAGAATAATCGACGAGAATGATGTATTGGTGTATGATGACACTGTTGATCCAAACTTACAGACAACATCTATAACGATTGAGTCTATAAGTACTGATGAAGGAGTAATCGCTCCTCTAGGTATAGGAGAAATGGTAGTTACTGTACGATATTAGGAAACGAAGACGCTGATTAATATCACGCGGAATCCTTTCCAAAGATGAAATAATAGGAGAAAGCAATGGCTTTAAATCTATCGAGAAATACCAAGGTATTTGTTAGTTCAGTAAACGGTGTACACGCCTCTGGCGGTAGTATTGTTTCTGTCGACGGATTCACTGCGGGATCAGGCTACTCAGTTGGTGATATTATCACATGTACAGCGGGTGGTTCAGGTTCAGGAGCAAAACTCATAGTTGCAGCAGTCAATGGTAGTGGGGGAGTTACAGAAGTGTATATTCCAAATAACTACAGAGGTACTGGATTTGCAGATGATGAAGCTCTTACACAAGCATCTGTTTCACCAAGTGGTGGAACTGGTTTTGCGGCTGCAGTTGATGGCGTTACAAGTACTACAACAGCAGAAGGAAGCAGAACAGCTTCTGGCTTATTCGTTGGTAACGAAGACGACGCAAATACTTTTAAAATTGGTGTATTAGATGGTTATAGTTTTTCTCAAGCTAGTGAAAACACTGATATCACAGTTTCTGAAGCTGGTGCAACACCACAAAGAGCGCAAAAGAGATTTAACGACTCTCTTGCTCCTGCAGAATGGTCTTTCCAAACATATGTGAGACCTTATAAGCATGGTAGTGCAAGTATTAGAACTTCAGGAAAACACGACATGGTAGAAAATATTCTTTGGGCTGCAATTGCAGGTAAAGATATAACTGGAGGTGCCTTAACAGGAACTTCAGCATCTGCTGTAACAAGTGATTCAACAGATTGCGATGTCGCATTCTTAAGATCAGATCATCACGAACTTTTAAAACTAAACATTTTCTTTGCACTAGAAAATACAACATACAGACTTAACGATTGTCAAGTCAATCAGGTAGAAGTAGACTTCTCTATTGATGGAATTGCTACACTGTCTTGGTCAGGTAATGCAACAAGTATCGACCAAGTTTCAACTGCTATTGAAGACCCTTCAAAAGCATTACATGCAAAACCAGCAGGAACAGATACTTCAACCACAGTTTCAACTTATGTTGAACAATATAATTACGTAGATATAACAGGTCCAGATGATGCTGACTATCTAAGAAACAAGTTATCAACATTAAGCTTAGTCGTAACTGAGCAAGGTGGTGGTGCTGACGCAGGTGGATTAAGTGCTAAGACATATGATATCGCTATTACTGGTGGTTCAATTACTATAGCAAATAATATTACTTATTTAACACCTGAAACTCTTGGACAGGTTGATAAACCAATTGGTTCATTTAGTGGTGCTAGACAAATATCAGGTTCTTTAACTTGTTATCTAGATACTAAATCAAATGGTTCAAACCAACTGCTATCTGACTTATCAGCAGCTACTTCATTAATTAGTCCTCAATTTGATATGAGTCTATTTATGGGAAATGCTTCTGGTACTGTTCCAAACGTAGAATTTGATATTCCAAAAGCTCACTTGTCTATTCCGACAATTGAAACAGCTGATGTTATATCAACTTCAATAGAATTCGCCGCTATCGGTACTGGTCTCGACGCAGATGGTACAGCTGGTGATGAAATGACAGTTAAATACAAAGGCTCTACAACACATAGCCAAACAGGTTATGCGGCTTCAAGTAGTAAAGCTGTAAGTTAATATGTCGGGGTTTAACTTTCTTAGAGAAAGCGAACTCCATATACATTATGGGAGTAATCGATACAATGTAAAGATTACTCCCGACCTTTCGTTCACACAAACATTTGCGGAAGATGCATACGAAGTTAAGACTTTGCACGATCAGACTAAAATGTTTCAGGGAACGAGTGTAACTAAAGCAAATCCTGCCGACTTTAGTTTTGCAATTCATCTTACTACAGAGAAAGATGAAAATATCGTGTTAGATCTTTTAACGGACTATGATACAACATCAGGAGAACAATTATTAAAATCTTTTGATATGTACATAGTTTCGAGTGAAAGCACATTCAAATTAGAAGGGTGTGTAATTACTACAGGAGACTTCAATTTTGCAAAAGGCTCTCCACTTATCTTAAGCGTAAGTGGACAAGCTAAAAAACTAAGTAGAGTAGGAGATGAAAATTATTCACTTCCTGGCACACTGCAATCAGCAAGTGCCACAAGAACTCCCACCAAACCTTTGCTAGATGTGGAGATTGATAGTACAGATGTATCAAATCTTGCTACTGCCACATTAAGCGTGCAAAATAATATAGAATGGACTCCTTTTGAGACTTTACAGGCAAGTTTGTCTGTAACCTCAGCAAGTAATGCAATGTATCCTTCTAGTTATAGTTTGACAGATAGAGTAGTTAGCGGTAATATAACTCAATTTAATACTAACGCTAATGCCTCTGAATTTCAAACTTTTGATACTAGCGCCAACATTAGAATAAAGACTATAGTAAATAATAGTACTTTTTTTGATGCT